TGAGCTGATGGATAAGCACAGATTTGGTGTAGTAGTAGCTCACCGAAGAATGGGTAAGACAGTTAGTGCTATCAACCATCTGATTAAGGATGCAGTTCTCAATACTAAGGAAAACCCTAGGTATGCTTATATTGCTCCTACTTATGGACAGGCAAAGCGAGTAGCTTGGGATTACCTTTGTAAGTATGCAAGACCTTTAGGTGGCACAGAGAATATCTCTGAGTTGCGAGTGGACTTCATGGGAAGAAGAATCCAGTTATATGGCTCTGATAACCCTGATTCACTCCGAGGGCAGTATTTTGATGGGGTCATCCTAGATGAGATTGGTGACCAAAACCCTAAGATTTGGACAGAGATTCTAAGACCAGCACTAGCTGATAGATTAGGCTGGTGTTTGTTCATCGGCACACCGAAAGGACAGAACCACTTTAAAGACCTAAGAGACAGAGCAGAAGATACTCCTGAGTGGGGACTGCTAGAGTTCAAGGCAAGCGAGACAAAGCTAGTTCCAGAGTCAGAGCTGAAGGCAGCTAGGGCTGAGATGGGAGAGGACAAGTATCAGCAAGAGTTTGAATGTAGCTTCCATGCTGCAGTAGAGGGCAGTTACTATGGCAAGCTGATGAATGACTTGGAAGAAAAAGGAAGAATGGTAGAGGTTACAAGAGATGACCTATGCCAGACATTTACTGCTTGGGACTTGGGAATGGGTGACTCCACAGCTATTTGGGTCGCTCAAGTAACAGGTCAAGAAGTAAGAATCATGGACTATGTAGAGAATCATGGTCAAGGATTAGACTGGTATGTGAACTGGATTAAGGACAATGGCTGGACTAATGCAAGCCATAAACTTCCGCATGATGTATCAGTCAGAGAATTAGGTACAGGAAAATCTAGGTTAGAGATGCTACAAGGAGCAGGGCTGAATGTAGATGTTTTACCTAGATTGTCGGTAGATGATGGTATTCAATCAGTCAGACGATTGTTACCGAAATGTTGGTTCAATATGCCTAGAGTTAGACAAGGAGTCGATTGTCTGAGAAACTATAGGAGAGAGTTTGACGAGAAGCGAAATGTTTACTATGAGAAACCTTTGCATGACTGGGCTTCTCATGGTTCAGATGCTTTTAGGTACTTGGCAATAGGTCTAGATAACACAGGTAGCTCGTGGTCTAAGCCACTACAGATTAACACTAAATGGGTGGTATGAAAATTAGTTCAAGGAAAGAAGCAAAAGTCTTAGGATTAAAAACTTACTTTACTGGCAAGCCATGTAAAAGAGGTGGTGTTGCTGAGAGAAAGTTAAATGGAGATTGCTTATGCTCTGAATGTAAGCAGTTTAGAAATTCTATAGTTTCAAATTGGATTAAAGAAAACCCAAAAAAACAACAAGCAATAAGAGCAAAAAACTATCAAAAAAATAAAGAATCTATTGATTTAAAGAATAAACAATGGAAGCAAGAAAATCCATCTAAAATTGCAAAATATAACGCAAAAAGAAGGTCTGTGAAGCTACAATCTATACCATCTTGGTATGGAGAATTAGATGAATTGGTAATGGAAGAAGCATTTGATTTAGCAAATTTAAGAGAATCTACTGGAATAAAGTGGCACATTGACCATATGATTCCATTACAAGCAAAAAATTGTTGTGGTTTACATTGTGCGAACAACATACAAGTTATTCCTGAAAAATTAAATGTAACAAAAGCAAACAAAATGGCTTTAACAGAGCCTTATGAATGGATTAAAAATTATGGACATTAACCAATTAAAAGGTATTCTTGATGCTGAGATTGATAACTCTCTTGGCTTCATTGAGACAGAGACTACAGATGCTCGTAGAAAAGCTCTTGAATACTACAATCGAGAGCCTTATGGTAACGAAGTTGAGGGCAGAAGCTCTATCGTTACAGGTGAGGTAGCCGAGGTAGTAGATGGTGCATTGCCACAATTACTGCGCATTTTCACTTCTTCAGACGAGATGGTTCGCTTTGAGCCTAAAAATGCTGGTGACGAGGAAAAGGCAAAGCAAGCGACTGAGTATATTAACTGGGTGCTAAACCACGACAACCAAGGAACAATCCTATTCCATAACTGGTTCAAGGATGCCTTGTTGCAGAAGAATGGTATCGTTAAGGTCTACTGGGATGACCAGACAGATGTAACCAAAGAGAAGTATGAAGGCTTGAACGAAGAAGAATTGACCATGCTTTTGGCAGACCCAGAAGTAGAAGTGGTAAGTCAAGACATGGAAGAATTAGTACCTGCTAGTCAAGACCCAGTAACAGGTATGCCAGTTCCACCTGTGTTTTCATACAGCGTTAAGCTAAAGCGCACTAAAAAGACAGGCAAGGTTATTGTTGAGAATGTCCCACCAGAGGAGTTCTTAATCAGTAAGAAGGCTAGAACTATTGCTGATGCTCCTTTTGTGGCACACAGAAAACTAACAACTCGTAGCGAATTAGTCGCTATGGGCTTTGACAAGACATTGGTAGATGCTCTGCCAGCTTACTCAGACCTAACATACTCTGAGGAGCGAATTGCTCGCTATGACCGAGGAGAGATGCCAGACGAGGTATCAAGCCTAGACCACACTATGCAAGATGTGGAAGTCATGGAGTGCTATATCAAGGTAGACTTTGATGGTGATGGTATCGCTGAGTTGCGCAAAGTAACTTATGCTGGCAAAGACATTCTGGACAATGAGGAAGTGGACTTTGTACCATTCTGCTCAATCTGCCCTATTCCAATGCCACACAAGTTCTTTGGTCAGTCATTGGCAGACAGAGCTACAGACCTACAGTTGATTAAGTCTACTGTTACTCGTCAAATCCTAGACAATATGTATATGGTGAACTCACCAAGGATGGCAGCAGTTGAAGGTCAAGTAAACCTAGATGACCTATTGACAGTTACAGCTAATGGTGTGATTAGAGTTAAAAACCCTAATGCTTTGAACCCAGTAGTAGTTCCACCAACAGCAGCTCAGTCATTCCCATTGTTGCAGTATTTAGACCAAGTTCAAGCAAAGCGCACAGGTGTTAATGAGATGAGCCAAGGCTTAGATGCCAACATCTTGCAGAACACTACTGCTACTGCTGTAGCTATGGTTCAAAATGCTGCTGCTGGCAAGGTAGAGATGATTGCTCGAATCTTTGCAGAAACAGGTATTAAAGACCTATTTGAGAAGATGTTGCACTTACTCTGCAAGTATCAGGACAAGGCTCGCATCATTCGCTTGAGAGGTCGCTATGTAGCGATTGACCCTAGAGAGTGGGAAAATGGCTTTGACTTGTCAATCAATGTAGGCTTGGGAACTGGTGACAAACAACAGCAGATGGCTATGATTGCTGCAGTAATGCAGAAGCAAGAGCAAATTCTAAGCACACAGGGCTTTAACAATCCACTAGTGACAATCACTCAGTATCGTCAGACATTGGGTAGATTCATTGAAGCTGCTGGATTTAAGGATTCTCAAGAGTTCTTCAAAGAGATTCCACCAGAGCTAGAACAGCAGATTGCTAACCCACAGCCACAGCAAGCTCCAGTAGACCCTGCAGTACAGGCTTATATGGCTCAAGCACAGGCTCAGATGCAGATTGACCAAGCCAAGGCTCAACAGCAGATGGCTCTAGACCAGCAGAAGGCAGAAGCTGATTTGATGTTGCAACAGCAAAAGGCACAGGCAGAAATCCAGTTGAAGCGAGAGAAAGCAATGGCTGACTTAGAGCTAAAGACTGCAGAGTTCCAAGCTGAAGCCCAGTTGAAGGCTTTGCAAGTTGGTGCAAAATTAACCAATACTCCTAACATTCCTAATCTATGAACAAATCGGAAAGAGCAAGAGTATTACTAAGTGACGAGTTTTTCATGGAGCTTGTGGAAAACCAAAAACTGTTGTATAAAAACAACATATTCAATAGTGCTGAAGATGAGGTGGAGTTTCGAGAGAAGTCTCTAACAAAATACAAGGCTATTGAGGAGCTTCTAGCTAGTATCCAAGCTATCGCAGATGATAAGCAGATTAAAGCTAAGAAGTGGACAATTTTGTAAACAACCGAAAGGTAAAAAATGAGTGAAAACACCAATCCGCAAGGAAGTGTAAGTGTAAACGAAGCAGCTAGTGCATTTTTGTCTTTGATGGACTCACCTACTGAGGAAGCTCAAGCTCAACCAGAGGTAGACCAACAAGAGCAGGAATTGGAAGAAGTTGAATATTCTTCCGAGGATGGTTCAGAGGACTACACAGATGAAAATGCAGAAGAAACTGAATACCAAGAAGAAGAAACCCAAGAACCCCAGCGATTCAAAGTCAAAGTAGACAATGAAGAACTTGAGGTCACCTTAGAGGAGCTTCAGCAAGGTTACAGTCGCACAAAAGATTACACAAAGAAAACTCAGGCTTTGGCTGAGACTCGCAAGGCTGTAGAAGCCGAGAAAGCGAGAATCGAAGAAGCGAAGCAGTTGCGAGACACTTATGCTCAAAGACTACAGATAATTGAACAGATGCTCAATCAGAACCCTGACAATGAGAATCTATCCGAATTGAAAGAGTCAGACCCTATTGGCTATGCTATTAAGGTCGCAGAGAGAGCAGAAAGAGAAAAGCAACTACAAGCAGTTCAAGCTGAGAAACAGCGTATTGCTCAACAGCAACAGGCAGAACAGCAAGAACAGCTAAAGGCACATTTAGCCCAAGAAGCACAAAAGCTCAAGGAGTGGATTCCTGAGTTTAAGGATGAAGTAAAAGCTGATTTAGCTCGTAAGGAAATTAAAGCGTATGCAAAGTCTATAGGCTTTTCAGACCAAGAACTTGCGAATGTCTATGATGCTAGAGCAGTCCAGACGCTTTACAAGGCTATGCAGTATGAGAAGTTGATGAAGGGCAAGTCTGTAGCCACTAAAAAGGTATCAGAAGCTCCTAAAACTTTGCGCTCTGGTGCAGCTCAACCACAGGGAACATCTGAGCAAGAAGCAGTTAAAAAGCAGTTTCAGAAGCTGAAGCAATCAGGCAATAAGCGAGATGCTGCTAAATTATTTGAAAAATTTATTTAAAAGGAAATAGAAATGCCTACATATACAAAATATGACGCTGTTGGTCAGCGTGAAGATTTATCTGATGTAATCTACAACATCTCTCCAACAGATACACCAATCATGTCATCTATTGGTAAGACTAAAGCTACTGCTGTAAACCATGAGTGGCAAACTGACAGCTTGGCTGCTGCAACTACTGCTAATGCTTTAGTTGAAGGTGCTGATGCTACTTCTGCAACAATGTCTCCAACAACTCGTCTTGGCAACTTGACACAAATCGTTGGTAAGACAGTTCAAGTTTCTGGTACTTTGGAGTCAGTAGACAAGGCTGGTCGCAAGTCTGAGAAGGCTTATCAGTTGGCTAAGGCTTCTGCTGAAATCAAGCGAGACATCGAGACTATCATTACTGCTAACCAAGCTGCTGTTGCTGGTAATGGCACAAACACAGCTCGCAAGATGTCATCATTGTTGTCTTTCATCAAGACAAACACTTCAGTAGGTGCTGGTACAACTACTGCTGGTGCTGATCCTACAACTATCGGTGTATCTGCTCGTGTAGATGCTGACACAACTCGCACTTTCACAGAAGCTATGTTGAAAGAGGTAGTTCGTGAAGTATTCGCATCTGGTGGCACACCTTCAGTATTGATGGTTTCTCCAGCATTGAAGCAAACTGTATCAGGCTTCACAGGTTTGGCGGCTACTCGCTATCAAGCTCCTGTAAGTGGTCAAGCAACAATCTTGGCTGGTGCTGACATCTATCAGTCAGACTTCGGTCAAATCAGCATTGTTCCTAACCGCTTTATGCGCAGTCGTGATGCTCTATTGTTAGATCCAGAATATGCAGCTCTTGCATACTTGCGCCCATTCCAGACTATCGAATTGGCAAAAGCTGGTGACTCAGACAAGACTCAAATCTTGGCTGAATTAACACTAGAAGTTCGCAATGAAGCAGCTCATGGTGGTGTATTCGACCTTAATGCAGCTTAATTGACTATTGCAAAATAGTTGGTAGAATTGGGGGTGGGGAAACTCACCCCTAATTTCTAGGAGAGCAAATTGTCTAAACTAGGCAAACTCAAGCAAAATCAGAATGTTTATGCAGATGGTGATGGTGGACTAGTCATTGAGACCAAAGTCGATTTAAGCCAGATCATTGATATAAACAAACAGAAATATAACGAAAGAAGCGAAAAGACTGGCTGGGGTTCAGATGTTTTAGACCCTAGAAACCATATCGCTACTATCCCTGACATCATCATTGATGAACTCAACAAAAAAGGCATTATGCGAGGCTATGCAGTTCTCGATAAAGAAGCCTTCAGAAGATTCTTAAATGACCCAGATAATAGAGTCTGGAGAACAAGGGGTGGCAATGTCTAAAGTAGGAATTTGTATCCCTGCAAGGGGACAGATGGAAGTAGGAACTGCCTTTGATTTGGCAGCTTTGGTGAACTATACAAACAAGAATAGCAAGATAGAGGTCAATCTCTATACTTCTATGGGAACTTTGATATTTGACCAAAGAAACAATATGGTGGAATCGGCTTTAGAAGATGGATGCACTCATATTCTGTTTATTGATGCAGATATGAGATTCCCTAAAAATAGCCTGATTAAACTGTTAAACCACAACAAAGCAATTGTAGGTGTTAATGCGACTACTCGATCCGAGCCAGTCAAGCCTACAGCAAAGACACTAGAGGTATTTGATGACCATGTCGTATGGCATCCAGTATTCTCTAAGGGCAAGACAGGTATTGAAGTAGTAGATGGCATAGGCTGTGGAGTCATGCTAATTGATGCCTGTGTATTTAAAGATTTAGAGAAACCTTGGTTCTACTTTGAGCAATTGCCACAGGGTAAGATTCTAGGTGAGGACATCTACTTCTGTATTAAGGCTTCAGATGCTGGCTTTAAGACTTATGTAGACCATGATTTATCACAGGAAATTAAGCATATTGGTACTTATCAGTATGGATGGCACAATATAGAAATGGATTAAATATGGCATTTACCGACTACTCAGCACTAAAGACTACGATTGCTAGTTATCTAGGTCGAACAGACCTAACAGCTATGATCCCAGACTTTATTACTTTGGCTGAAGCTCGCTTGCAAAGAGAATTAAGAACTCGCCAAATGCTGAAGTCGGCTACTGCTACTATGACTGGTGGAGATCCTACTGTTGGACTTCCTTCAGACTTCCTAGAGATGCGAGATCTATATATCCAAGGTAACCCAAGGATGCCTGTATCTTATCTGTCTCCTAGTGCCTTCACAAGAGATGCTAGGGCAGATGAGTCTGGCTTACCTGTTTACTACACAATCCTAGCCTCTGAGTTCTTATTTGCACCTATTCCAGATGGTAATAAGACACTAGAAATGCTTTACTACTACAAGCCTCAAGCATTGTCAGATAGCAACTCTAGCAATGTCTTTTTAGCAAATTACCCTGATTTATTGTTGTATGGTTCATTGGCACAAGCCGAGCCATATCTAATGAATGATGCAAGATTAGCTGTTTGGGCTTCTTTGTATGCAGACACACTAAATCTAGTTGAGACTGCTGACGAAAACTCAGAATATAGCGGTATCCCACTACAAATGAAACTGACATCTAGATAAGGATTAATCATGGCTGCAATGTCAAACTACTTAGAAAATGCTCTAATTAATGCAACTCTCCGCAATACAACTTACACAAGCCCATCAATAGTTTATGCTGGTCTTTTTACTAGCGATCCTACAGATGCTGGCTCTGGCACAGAAGTATCAGGCGGTTCTTATGCTCGCAAAGCAATGACTTTTGGCGCACCTAGCAATGGTGCATCAGTTAATAGCTCTGCTGTAGAGTTCGACCAAGCAACAGCAAACTGGGGAACAATCACTCACTTTGGTATCTTTGATGCTTCTTCTAGCGGTAACTTGCTATATCATGGAGCATTGACAGCTTCTAAGACCATTGAAACTGGTGATGTATTCAAGTTCGCTACTTCTAGTGTATCTATAACTTTAGCTTAAGGTGAGTTATGTCTACAATCGTAACTAGAGCTGGAAAAGGCTCACCACTAACTCATACCGAAGTAGACAATAACTTTACTAATTTAAATACTGATAAAGCAGAAGATAGCACAGTAGTAAAGCTAACTGGTGACCAGACAATCGGTGGCACTAAGACATTTAGCAATACCATCACAGGATCTATCTCAGGTAATGCAGGAACAGCCACAAACGGTGTAGTTACTACTGGAAGCTATGCTAACCCTTCATGGATTACTAGCCTAGATGATGGCAAGGTTCTACCTTCAATGTCTGGCAACTCAGGCAAGTTCTTAACTACTGATGGCACAGATAGCTCTTGGGGGACTCTACCACTAGACCCTAGTAATGTTGCTATTACTGGTGGTTCTATTAATGGAACTACTATAGGTGCTACAACTCCTTCTACAGCAGTAGTAACCACCTTGACAGCAAATACTTCTGTTTCTACAGATACTATTAGCGAAAAGACTTCAGCAACAGGAGTAACTATTGATGGAGTTCTTCTTAAAGACAATTCTGTATCGGCAAGTAGCGGCTTTATACAAAGCAATACTTTTAATTCTGCATCAACTTTTGGATTTAGAAATAGAATCATCAACGGTGCAATGATGATTGACCAGCGTAATGCTGGTGCATTAATAAATCCAGCAATAAATGGTGACTATTATTTAGACAGATGGAGAGCAATTAGCGGAGCAGCTAGTAAATTTAGTATTGGGCGAAACGCTGGTTCAGTAACACCACCATTAGGTTTTACAAATTATTTAGGAATAACATCAACAAGTGCATATATTGTTGGAGCAGATGAAGTATTTGCTATTCGTCAGCCTATTGAGGGATTTAATGTTGCTGACCTAGGGTGGGGAACAGCCAATGCTCAAACAATCACTCTTAGCTTTTGGGTTAGAAGTTCTTTAACAGGAACTTTTGGTGGTGTGTTGCGTAATTCAGCACAAAACCGTGCTTACCCTTTTACATACACAATTAATTCTGCAAATACTTGGGAATACGAAACAATAACTATTGCTGGCGATACATCAGGAACTTGGACTACAACTAATGGTATTGGTATTGAGGTTCAGCTTGCTTTTGGAGCTGGTGCAAGCGTTAGTGGAACTGCTGGAGCATGGCAAGCATCAGGAGTGCAATCAGCCACAGGAGCAACATCAGTAGTAGGCACTAACGGAGCTACTTGGTATATCACAGGTGTTCAACTAGAAAAAGGCTCTACTGCTACTAGCTTTGATTACAGACCTTTTGGTACTGAATTGCAGTTAGCACAACGCTATTATCAGTCGGTATCTTATCCTCGTACTTTTATGAATATTTCTGGCGCAACTGATTATTATGCTCCAGTTTACTTTATTGTTTCTATGAGAACTGCTCCAACAGTAACTTTACCTTCAAGTGCTGGTAATGTTGTATTAAATTCATCAGGCACTGCAACAACCCCAATATATCAATGGAACGCTGCAAACATAACAACTAACAGTTTTGGTCTAAGAGGTGGTACTGTTAATATTGCTGGCATTGTTGAAGGCACAGCTACAGCATCTGCGGAGTTATAAAAATGTATAAATTAACAAAAGATAACTTAAGTATTGAGCGACTTTCAGACGGTGCTTTCATCCCATTTGACCCAGCCAACACAGACTACCAAGAGTATTTAAAGTGGGTAGCTGAAGGCAATACTCCATTGCCTGCGGATGAATAATGAGTAAATATACAGACCAATATGTTCTGTATGGCTACTGGGATTATGGCTATGCTGAAGGTGATGTCCTTGCTACAGATGGCGCAGGATCAGTCACAGGCATAGCAACCACAGTCGCAATTGGCAATGCTATCTATTCATTCTCTGGCTCAATTACAGGGACTGCTACTTCTACAGGCTTAGGGCTAAGACAAAGGCTTGCAGATTCCTCTATAACAGCCACAGGAAGCGCAGAAGGACAGGCAAGTAGGGTAAGAGATGCAAGCTCTAGTATCAATGCCTTAGCGACTATTACAGGTCTTGGTGGACTTGTTGCTAGTGCATCAGGGTCTATCAATGGATTAGCTCTTGTTACTAGCGCAGGAAGTGGCATATTCGCAGGTGCATCACTCATTAATAGCATTACTATTGTTGGTGCTAGTGGTTACATTTATGGCGAAGAATGGGATAATGTCGCAACACATGGTAATACTTGGACTGCAAGTTCTGTAAGCTCAGATAGTTGGACAAATAAGACTGTAGGATCAAATAATTGGACTGCATCTTCAGTTACTGGCAATAGTTGGACAGATAAAAATACAGGGAATAATCAATGGCTACAACAATAGATTTTGGCGAATGGATGCCAGACCAAGCAGGTATAACTGGTGCTATCCAAGAGGCTTACAATGTCATTCCTCAAGCCATTGGCTATGCTCCTTTGCCAGAGGCTGTTGATTTATCTGCATCTGCTAGTGAAACACTAACCAATGCTTTTGCTACTAAATTCGGTGGCACAACTACAGTATTTGCTGCAGGAACTACAAAGCTATTTAAGTTAGATTCTAACGATTTGAGCTTAGATGATGTCTCTAAGAGTGGCGGTTATACAACTGCTGATCGCTTCTACTTTACACAGTTTGGTCAAAGACTAATTGCTGCTAACGGTAATGCCAAGCTACAAGCATGGGACTTAGGTAGCTCAACAGCATTTGCTGACTTAGCTGCTGCTGCTCCTACTGCTAAATATGTCACAGTTATTCGAGACTTTGTGGTGGCTGCCAATACTTCTAGTGCGCCATCTACTGTTTACTGGTCAGACATCAATGATGAGACAGATTGGACACCTAGCGACTTAAGCCAGTCAGATAGTCAGATTATCCCTGATGGTGGTGACATTCGAGGCATTACAGGTGGAGAGTTTGGCATTGTATTGCTAGAAAAAGCCATCTCTCGCATGAGCTATGTTGGTGCGCCTTTGTTCTTCCAGTTTGACACCATTGCTAAGAATATCGGATGCTATGAAGCTAACTCTATTGCTCAGTTCGGCAACTTAACCTTCTTCCTAGCTGATGATGGATTCTATGTCTGTGATGGTCAAACAGTAGTTCCTATTGGCGCAGAGAAGATAGATAGATTCTTCTTCAACAATGTAGACCAATCTAAGCTCAATGAGATGTCTGCTACTGTGGACTCTATTAGAAAGCTAGTGATTTGGCAGTTTACTGACATCTTTGCTCGTAAGCGATTGATGATTTACAACTGGCAAGCTAAGAAGTGGTCTGAAGGTGAAACAGATACTAACTACCTAGCACCTATTGCATCTGCAGGTACAACTTTAGAAGCTCTAGACACCTATGGAAATATGGATACTATCAATACTTCCTTTGATAGCCGACTATGGGCTGGCGGTAAGTTTGTTAGTGCTGGCACAAGAGGAGCTAAGATTGTTACCTTCACAGGACAGCCAAAGACAGGCTATATAACCTCTGGTGACATTGGTAATGGTAGCCAGTCTATTATCACTCTAGCCAAGCCTAAGATTGATAACGGTAGCTCTAGTGTGGCTGTTTACTCTAGAAATCTATTAACTGCTGTTCCTACCTTTGGAACTGCTACTAATGCTGATGCAGAGAACAGAGTATCTTTGAGATCTAGTGGCAACTATCACAGAGTAAGGGTTTACCCTAGTGGAGCTAACTGGAAGTCAGCAGTAGGTGTTGATGTCACTATTGTTCCTACAGGTGGTCGATAATGTTTAGACGATTACCACCACAAGGCGGTGACCAGCGAGCAGTCGCTGAGATTGTCAATAATATTATGGATGGCAAGACCAATAATACTGGTACTGTCACCTTGGCTACAGGATGGGCTACTTCGACCACTATTACAGATGCTAGAATCAGCCCAGAATCAGTTATTTTGGTAATTCCATCCTCTGACTCAGCCGAGAATGATGCAGCTCCTTATGGTTCATTTAGCAACAATACAGATCAAACTGCTCCGACTGTAGGTTCTACTGCGGTGGTGGTTTATGACACAACAGAAGAAGCAAGCGGTGTTTATTTAGCAAATAGCTCAAGACTGTATGTTAGAAACTATGGCATCTACAATGTCCAGTTCTCACTACAGTTAAAGAATAGTGCTAATGATGCACAGTATGCTGATATTTGGTTCAGAATTAATGGCACAGATGTTCCAAGAACAGCTAGTCGATTTGACATTCCTGCTCGCAAAAGCAATGGAGATCCTAGCCATGTCATTGGAACAGTCAATGTCTTTTTAGAGTTACAAGCTGGTGATTATGTCCAGATTGCTGGAACTACAAGTAGCACAGATATAGGCTTAGAATACTATGCAGCAGATACAGGTATCCCAAGACCTGCTATTCCATCAGCTATTACGACTGTTCAGTATATTGCACCATTGTCATCTGGCAATGTCTATGTCAGCGCACAGACCAAAGGTTCAGCTACTTTGAGCCACTTTGCTAATGACACAGCAGGTAAGACTTATAAATATGTTGTAGTAGGTTAAAAAAGTATGTTTTTTTCTACAAAACAAGATAAAATTGTGCTATATGGAGCATATATATATTCATCCTGAAGAAATCAAGAAATATTGGGGTTTCGTCAAAGGTGGGCTTCTAAAGATTCTAGAGAAAACTCCTGAGTCTTGGATACCAGAAGATGTTTATGCTCTGTGCCTGAATCAGCAGGCAATGTTGTGGATCTACAAGCAGGACAACCGATTAGTAGGCTTCTCGGTTCTGCAACCAAATCAAGGCACTCTGCATATTTGGTGTCTTTATTTTATAAACAATCACCCTTTCTTAGAAGCATGGGATCATATCCAAGAGCTTGCAAAAAATGGTGGTGACAGCTTCATAACCTTTGATTCTTATAGAAAAGGATGGAGCAAAACAGCTAGAAAATTAGGGTTTACCCCTAGAAAATGGATAAAGGAGTTATAAGATGAGTGGAGTCGGTAAAATAGTTGGCAGCATTTTTGGTGGCGGTGGCTCAGAGCAAACAGGCTCTCAAACTGTTACTAATTCTATTGATCCTATGCTAAGACCATATGTTGATTTTGGTTTACAAGAGGCAAAGCGACTTTATCAAAACCCTACTCCTTATGCTCCATTCCAGACTTATGTCGATCCATCTAGCCAGACTTTATCTGCGCTAGGCGGCATTGAAAGACGAGCAACTACTGGTAATCCACTAATTCCTGCTGCTCAAGCTCAGTTACAAAAAACAATTACTGGTGACTATTTATCTGCTGGAAATCCATTTTTCCAAAGTGCCTTCCAAGCTGCTGCAAGACCTGTTGAGCAACAGTTTGGTCAGAATATCATGGATATTCGCTCAAAGGCTTCATCTGCTGGTCGCTATGGTTCAGGCGCACAAACAAATCTAGAAAACAGAGCTGCTACAGGCTTATCAACAGCATTGGCTGATATTGGTGGTAAGTTAGCTTACCAGAACTATGGTGACGAAAGAACTCGCCAAGCTAATGCAATCCTTGCTGCTCCTCAAATGGCTGAAGCAGATTATTTAGACACCTCTAAGTTATTGGCTTCTGGTTTGGCAAGAGAAGGTTACACACAAGCTCAGATTCAAGATCAATTAGCTCGCTATCAGTATCAGATGCCAGAAAGTCGTTTATCAACATTCTTAACTGGTGTTTATGGTGCGCCTAGTGGTTCTGTGCAAGAAAGACCTATCTATGAAAATCAAGGTCAGCAAGGCTTTAGCAATCTTCTTGGTATTGCTGGAACAGCAGCAATGTTCTACTAATGCAAGATTTCTTTGACCGCCATAAAAATGTAGCTCTGATGTTCTCAGGCGGTAAAGATTCGCTTGCTTGTTTATATTTGCTAAAAGATTATTTAGATAAAGTTTTAGTTGTTTGGGTAAATACAGGAGCTAATTTTCCTGAGATTATAGAAATGATGGAAAAAGTTAAGGCTAGTGTTCCTCATTTTTTTGAAATAAAAACAAATCAACCTGAGTCAATTAAATCAAAAGGTTACCCAGTAGATGTAGTTCCTGTTAATTACACTAGCCTTGGTCAATCAGTAACAAGCATTAAAGACTTGAAGTTGCGTAGCTATTTTGAGTGCTGTTCAGAAAATATTTGGATTCCTTGTAATGAACAAATTTATAAATTAGGAATTACAGGAATTATCAGAGGACAGCGCAACTCAGAAGCTCACAAAGCACCAATTAAGTCAGGTCATATTGAGAATGGGATTGAATATCAATTCCCAATTGCAAGTTGGAGTGATAGTGAAGTAATTGATTATCTTCGTAGTGAGGGTGTTGTTATTAACGAGAGACTATCTATGGCTCATTCAAGCCTAGATTGTTGGAATTGCACAGCTTATATGGCAGAAAGCTCTGATCGCTTTAAATATATTAAAAAGCATCATGCTAACAAATACGAATCTATTGTTGAAATTGTAAAAAAAATCGATAATGCAATTACAGCAGAAGCAAATATTTATAAGAGGGTATTATGAACTTTTTTACAGATTATCTAAATAGCTTGTTTACACAAAATCCTGCGCCAATGGGAAATGATTACTCAAGACAAGTTTCTTTATATCAAACTCCACAAGGTAATGTATTTGAGCCTGCTAGTATGTCTGGTAATCAATTAGACCAATTAAATTTACAAGGTATGTTAGCTCAGTTATCTCAAGGTGGAAATGAAAGACCTTGGGAACTTGACTTGTTAAAAATGCTTATGCCACAACAACAATTACAGCAAAAGCAAGAAGAACCATTGGCACAATTGAAAAAGGGCATAGTTATCCCACAAGCTACTTTATCTGGTTTGTTAGACCCATCTGTAGCTCTTAAAGCATATAGACCAACACTTATCTGAGGCAAATATGGCAATACCTAATTATTACGACAGTTTATTTACTCCAGAGCAGCTATCTGATATGCGCTTTCAAGGCATTGGTCAAGGTCTTTTAGGAGCTAGTCAGGCTCTAGCTAGATCTGCTGCTCCATCATTGATGCCACAAGGTAGTGGCTTTGCAGAGGCTTTGGGCGCATTTAACCAAGGCTATCAAGGCAATATGGATCGAGCATTGAATGATATGCTCAAAGGTGCGCAAGTTAAGCAGATGCTAGACAAGCAAAAGCAAGATGCAGCTTTGAAGCAATTATATGCAAGCGCAATGACTCCTCAGTATCAAACAACTCCTGCAGTAGTTCCTGAAGGTCAAACAATGCTTGATGACCAAGGTATGCCTACTTATGGCGCAACTCCTGAGCAAAAGACTTTGACTGGTTACAAATATGATATGAAGCAGATTGTTCCTGCTTTACAGGCAATGGG